CATGGTCAAAACAGCAGGGGTTCAACAAGCGAGTCGGAGGTCGAACGAAGTTCACAGGGGACCCAACTATCCAGCGACGACTGGGGGAATTTAGCAGAACTCTTTCACGAAGAATGTTTGACAAAGTCCAGGTCGGCACAACAGAGGAGTTCATCGACGCCCTGCCACTCAGCGAAGAAAAGAAACGGCCCTATCTTGAAGCACATGCAGAGAACTTGTTCTGCGAGCCCCCGATGCGAAAATGTAGAAAAGTCAAGTGTTTCCCCAAGATTGAATCGTACCCCCAGTACAAGTTCCTGCGATGGATCTGCGCCCGAACACACCGATTTCGAGTCTTTTGTGGGCCTTTCTTCAAAGCCGCAGAACACGAGGTCTACAGTAAATGTACCGCCTTCATTAAGCACGTACCAGTACCCGACCGCCCTAGGGTCATTGCAGCTCTCGACAGACACGTGACATGGAAGAAGTACGCGACAGATTTCACCAGCATGGAAAAGCACTTCATCAGGAAGATTCAGGACATTACTGAATTTCCCCTTTACAGACACCTGTTCTCGCTCTATCCACGCCAGCTCCAAAAGATCATCAGAGTCCTTTCTGGCCGTAACGATCTGTACGGGCCAGCCAACTTTCGAGCGCAGATGCAAGCCCACCGTTGCTCCGGAGAGATGAATACCAGTCTCGGTGATGGGTGGGCGAACTACGTCATCTTTGCTTTCATTGTACACGAAAAGGGAGGCGAATTTGAAGGTTTTGTTGAAGGAGATGACGGCATTTTTGCAACCAATGTAACAGTAACATCAGACGATTACGCCCGGCTTGGCTTCGAAGTCAAGGTAATCGAGCACATTTCAGTCACCACCGCAAGCTTTTGCGGCATCATTTCAGCGGGAGACGGTACCCTGTTGAGGGACCCAGTAAGATTTATGCAAGGATTCGGTTGGACCGCTTCCTTCATAGAATCAGGCGACGCTACGATGCAAGAGCTCCTCAGGGCTAAGGCGCTTTCGGCTGTTTATGAAGCAGGTAATTGTCCCGTAATAGGCGTAGTAGCTAGAGAAGCACTACGAAGGACACGTGGAGTGACCCCGCGGTT